CGGTTGAGTCGTTAGACCCAGCCACCGAAGTCAAACCACTGTCCAGATCCTACGATTGGAAACCGTAGGACTGTCTTTGTTGTGGTCTTCAGAGGAACTAAGTTCGAACCCCCTGACTCAAACATCGAGCCGGGCCTGCCCTGTTTAGGGGTAGGACTCCTACGCGGATGATGCGACGAGAGCCAAGTTCTGGCGACGCCTCTATTCATAAACGTAGACAAGGGTCTTTCTCTTAATTCTGCGCCTCTGAGGTCATGCGTCCCACGAATACGGTCTAGAATTAGACCGTAGCCGTCGAAGTAGAGTTTTACAGCTACTTCGGTGCGAATTCTAATCTTGTAGCCGATCATACGCACAACCCTAGTTGTTCTTAGAGCGAGAGCATGATCGAGATTAGAAAAGAAACCCACATCCCCGAATTGGACAGGCACGAGATTGTAGTCCTCAGAATGAACCAAGGACCGCAATTGTTTCGTAACCTGTTTAAACCGGGAGTCGAGGCCCCAATTGGCGCCGCAACACCTGTGGGCGAACTCCATAACTCTGTTATGGAATCCATAGCACTTGGGAACCGTATCTACCCGTTGATCGAGGTAGAATGGCTTTACATCATGACCGTCAAACCAATGGGCTCCACAGCTCTCGAAGAATACGCCATCAAAGAAACTTTTCTGACGATTCACCGAGAAGCCAAGAAGCTCACTGAGTTCGACAAAACGCGGAACAGCTTTAAACGGCAATATCACGTCGTCTCCGTAAACGGAAACGTCATGCGTCTCGCAGCTTTCAGCCTCAGCTACCACAAGCCCAATAGCATAAAATATCATGCTCTCAAGCTCAAAAGTGAAACCATTCGCCATACTGGAAAATTTCTCCCAGTGTGTGATGGTTCCATCAGGTAGTTTCCCGCGCCTGCACCTGAAAAGGTCTAGGATTCTAAACCACTCGTGAGGAACAAGAAGACGCACGACTTCACGCGCGATAGTATCACTCGCGCTGCTGAAATCGATTGTCGACAGCCCCTTAAACACAGCATCTTTCGCAAGATTCTGGTTCCGAGTCTGGTAATCCAGGTTACAGCCACACCGAAGCAGACGTCTCCGGATCATCCCGCCGATACCCTTTTGGAACCATAAGTTCCATCCAGGCTCGACAGCGATAACTCGGTCAGTCTTGCTATTCTTCGGAACAGTAACAACAACGTTTCCCATCTCAACGGAGGCACTCACTTTCGCAAGTATCTCCCTATGCCAAGACGGGTATGCCACATGCAGTAATGGCCATATCACGTTGTGGACTTCTAGCGTCATACCAGTTTCTTTCTGGTATTTATTTGGCTTCACCGATGCAGGACCCTTTAGAAGGGTACTAACACCGGGACCCCAGTCGCTGCGTTCGAGCATTTCCTCCATGTCAAAAGACCCTAATATGCGCTTAATTTGCCTCCTAACTCTCGGAATGAGAGGGTGGAGTGCTTCTGGCGGGAAACTCCCGTCAGGAGCATAAGGCACAACAAGGTCATTCGCAGTCCTG